CGCAGATAATGAAAACATCACCGACAGGTATACACCTCATCAAGTATTTCGAGGGGGTTAAGTATAAGCCATATATGTGCAGTGGCAATGTATGGACGGTCGGTTGTGGTCATGCTTTATATCCTAGACAATTAGTAATGAACTTAGCAGATAGAAAACAATATAAATTAAAACCAGAAGATGATAGAATATGGTCTAGTGAGGAAGTAGATGGACTACTTAAATATGACTTACAACGCTTCGAGTTGGGAGTACTTCGTTTGTTGGGTTCTGTGCAACCAAGACAAAGTGAGTTTGATGCTCTTGTCAGCTTTAGCTTTAATCTTGGTTTGGGGACATTTCAAAGATCGACAGTTCGATCAGCATTTATACGTGGTGATAAAACGCGCGCTGGCGAAGTTCTTTTGAAATATTGTAGAGCAGGGGGTAAAGTGTTAAAAGGGCTGCAACGTCGTAGATTAGCAGAACACGCTTTATTAATGCGAGGATAAAATGGCACTAAAAAAACTAGTTTTTACTCCGGGTATCAACCGGGACATTACCAATTATGCAAACCAAGGCGGTTGGTGGGCATGTGATAAAATAAGATTTAGAAAAGGATTTCCTGAAAAGATAGGGGGTTGGACTCCTATTAACTTCGATCCTTATGTAGGTAACTGTCGAGCAATACTTCCTTATGGAACAACTGACGGCGCAACTCTAATTGCTTTCGGTACTAATGCTAAAGTCTATGTTTTAGCTGGTACTACTTTAACTGATGTTACTCCCCTTCGTGCTACTTTAACGTCTCCTGATACAGATAATTGCTTTGAAACTACAGATACTTCAACAACAGTAATAGTTAACATTACAGGACACGGTGCATCAACAGGTGACTTTGTAACTTTTAGTGGATCTAGCGCAGTCGGCGGTGTTCCAGCAGGAGATCTTAATAAAGAACACGAAATTGTTAGAGTACTTAACGGTAATCAGTTTGAAATTATTGTTGCTACGGCAGCAACTTCTACAGTCGCAGCGGGTGGGGGTGCTAGTATATCTGCAGCGTTTCAAATTTCTATTGGATATGGTAGTTCAACTTATGGATATGGTTGGGGTGCAGGGACATGGGGTCGAGGAACATGGGGTTCTGGAGCGGCAACACCTGTCAACGTGCCTGAGCGTATTTTATTCTTAGACAAATTTAATAATGACTTTGTATGGAATATACAAGATGGTGAAGTATATTATTGGCAGTATGATGCTCCGTTATCAAACCGTTCTATTCCCATGGTTAATTTACCTCTAGCTAAAGCGGTTCCACAACAAGTTGGTGAAGTTATGTTTGCACCAAGTGGACATCTTCTTGCTTTATCTTGTACTGAATATGCAGAAACTAAAACAGCAGGATATGCCATTGTAAGTATTACTAGAACAGGAACAACGGCAACATTAACTACAGCAACACCACATGGTTTAGATCCATTAGACTGGGTAATATTAAGTGGTCAAGCACCGCAAGCTTATCAAGGCGAATTTAGAATTATAAATACACCTACGACCACAACATTTACTTTTGCTCTTCCTTATGATCCAGGTTCAAGTGCTACTACACTAGGTACTTACCAATCGATAGATTACAACGGACCTTATGATCCACTTCTTATTCGTTGGGCTAATGTTGACCCAGCTGTTGGACCTGTTCCTGAATATTGGAAACCTGAAATAACTAATACAGCTGGATTTATTCGATTAAAACAAGGTTCTACTATTATTGCAGGATTTAGAACAAGACAAGAAGTTCTTATCTTTACAGACATTGCTTTATCTACCTTACAATTTTTAGGCACTGAAGAAGTATTCGGTGTTCAAGAAATATCTAATGCTATTAATATTGCAGGTCCAAACGTCGTAGCAGAAGCAAACAACATTGTATTCTGGATGGGTAATGATAAGTTCTTTATGTATGATGGCCGAGTTAATACACTCCCATGCACATTGAAACAGTATGTTTTTGATGATATGAATAGAGACCAAAGTAACTTATTCTTTGCTGGGGTTAACAGTGAGTTTAATGAAGTGATTTGGTTCTATTGTTCAAGCAATGCAGTTAGAATAGATCGTTATGTTATCTACAATTATCAAGAAAATGTTTGGTATTATGGAAACTTAAATCGAACTGCTTGGGTTGATTCCTCTGTAATTAAATTCCCGCTTGCTGCAAGTACAGGATATATTTATAAACACGAAGATGGCAACGATGATGGACAACCTAAAGGTGCTGCTCCACTACCTATTAACGCATACATTGAATCTGCAGACATGGCAATTGAAGATGGTGATAACTTTATATTGACAAAGCGTGTTATACCTGATGTTAACTTTACCAACTCTGACACAACTAATGCAGTAACAGGAGCAACATTAACTCCTGAAGTTCAAATGACTGTTGGAGTGCGTAACTTCCCAGGCTCTTCAATCTCAACAACTAACGTTGCGGGTAATACTTTAACTCGAGATGTTATTACTACAGCTACAATCGATCAATATACAAACCAAGTATTTGTGAGAGCCAGAGGACGACAAATGAACTTTAAGATTGCATCATCTGATGTAGGTGTTCAATGGGAACTTGGTGCTGTGCGTGTTGACTTTAGACCAGATGGAAGGAGAGGATAATGGCCAGTAAATTACATACCCCCTCAACTAAAGCCCCTAATATAACTAATCCAGGTGCAGAATATAATTACCAACAAATGTTACAATTAACAAACCAGTTAAGACTTTATTTTAATCAAAACGATAGTGCGAATAATCACATCATAGAACATGTTGGTGGTCTTACTACATTGCACTGGTTAGGAGATTATTAATGGCTTTTCAAAATGTTACCCCTATTTTACTTGCTCAGAATGCAGTAACTACAGACTATATTGCAATCTATACTGTGCCTGAAAATACAAGGACTTATGTAAAAGATATTACTATCATGAATACAACAGGGTCAACGAAGCATATCTATGTTAGTTTAGTTCCAGATCAAGCAGCGCCAGGAGCTTCTAACGCTTTGTTTTATAACACAGTTTTACCAGGATATACTACCGTTCAATGGACAGGAGCACAGATTATGAATGTATCAGACACAATTCAAGTTAAAGCAGATGCTGTAGGATGCACTGTTAATATTACGGGGGGAGAATCTCAATGACGATTAGTTATTATCCTCCATTTGGGTCGAGCCCAGAAATACCAATTAATGTTAACTTTCAGGGTACAACAGGTTCTGATGCGTTTGGTCGTCTACGAGTATCTGAGCCATTAAGTATGTTTGATAGCAAGAACGTTGGTTCTAAGAATACTTTGTTTGATGAAGCATTAACGGGTTCTGCTACTGTTACTTATGTACAAAATTCTTCTCAAGTTAATTTAAATGTAACTCAAGCATCGGGCGATAAAGTTATTAGACAAAGTAAACGTGTTATGTCCTACCAACCAGGTAAGTCTTTATTATTGTTTAATACTTTTATCATGCATACCCAGACTGAAAACTTGAGACAAGCGGTGGGTTATTTTGATGCTAACAACGGTATATTTTTTGAAGACACAGGCACAGGTTATCAGATAGTAAGACGAACTTATGTATCAGGTTCACCTGTAGATACAGACGTTGCTCAAGCAAGCTGGAATGGCGATAAACTAGATGGCACAGGTTCAAGTGGATATACATTAGACCCAACTAAAACTAATATTTTATATATGGACTTAGAATGGTTAGGTGTGGGTTCAGTTAGAGTTGGATTTGTTATTGATGGCAAATTTATTGTTGCTCATACTTTTTATAATGCAAATAACTTAACTGCTGTCTATATGACATCTCCCAACTTGCCTATTAGATATGAGATTGAAGTATTAGATACATTAGCTACAGGTACTTATACACTCGGTCAAATATGTTCTACTTGTATGTCTGAAGGTGGATATCAACCAGAAGGAATTTTACAATCTGTGGCAACAGCTTCATTAAGTGGAGTTACTTTAACAACAGCTGGAACTTTTTATAATATAGCAACGATAAGAATTAAATCTGGAAGACCATATGCTGTTATTGTACCTAATGGATTTATTGCATCTGCTTTATCTAATTCTGACTTTGAAGTACAATTAAGACAAAATGCTACTCCTTCTACACCATTTTCTTATACAAGTTATTCTGATA